AATTCCATATAAATGATCATCAGGTGCTACTGCTGATGATAACCAAATCAATAGAAACATTTTAACATACTTCATAGTATAACTCATTACCTTGAAGTTGTCAAGCTTTGTCGGTTTCGGCGAAGACGATCAAGCTTTTTCTTTTGGTCTCTGCCCCTTGATAACGCAACAGCACCTGCTTGCGACATAAACAATTTCCCCTGCAGATGATCATATTCATGCTGAAAGGCTCTAGCTGTAAATCCGCCAAATTTGATAGTGTCAGTAACTTCAAGGTGTGTAGTGTATCTCGCCCTGATAATTGCCGGACGCTTAATTGATATGAACAGTCCAGGAAAAGTGAGACAACCTTCTTCCTCATTGACCACGCCTTCAGTATCCACAATCTTTGGGTTGAATACAGGAAAAATATTATCTGGATCGGCATGATGACCGACAACAAATACTGAGTATGGGAGTCCGCACTGTGGCGCAGAAAGACCAACACCAAGGTTGGCGATCAGCGTTTCCTTTAAGTTCTCAAACAATTCAACTGGATCTATCTGTGGATTTTCAAAATCAAACTCTTCAGTTGGATTGTGGAGTACTTTACTACCCTCCTTTACTAACTTATATATCATGGTGCTATCCTTGAAAATGACTTTACCTTCTCAAAACGAATTTGGCTGCGGAATTTATCAGTCAAAACATCGCCTTTGGTGTGTGTTATAATGAACACATTTGTGTCCGACATATCGTTCAATAGTTTTGTCAACTCATCCGTACCAGTTAGATCAAGGGAGTTATCAAAAACCTCATCCAAGATCAAAAGGTTTGTATTAGTTGAGTTCTTCAGCTTGGCGATTGCTCTCCAAGTAAGTAGTAATGCTATATCAATACGCGTCTTCTCACCTTCAGAGAAGCTGGCATATGAGAATTCATCGCGGTGACGGCTCTTAATCACTTCGCTGAACTCTTCGTCTAACTCAAAGTTGACAAAGAAGTCTAATGCTGATAGATACTTATTGACCAACTTATTTATGATAGGAACATACTGTTTGATAATCTTTGACTTAATGCCACCGTCTTTCAGCATTGACGCAGCTATCTCAAAGACCTCTCGGCTTTCGACTAATGATTTCTTCTTACCTTGGTATGCCACTAACTCATCATTCATAGAAGAAAGTTTCGATTCATCTACAGAATCAGTAGTGTCCTGATCTTCAGTTTCTTTAATTTTATTAGTGATATTGGCTATACTCTTTACATACAGATCCATCTGAGTATTACAATCTCGGATCTGACCTTGCGCGTCTTGTATCTGATGCTGCACATTATTGATTCTGTGTATCTCTTCGCTCAATGTTCCGCACTCACCATTCAGGTCGGTGATGGCGAGTTTAGTTTTATCAAGAATAGAAACTGTTTGCTTTATCTTTTGGTGCTTAATATCTAAGTCAATGATCTGCTCACAAGTTGGACAGTTATCATTCTTCTCAAAGAAGTCAACACGTTTGGATGCTTTAGCAGATTTTTCTTTCAGTTTGCGCAGTAAATCATCAACCTTTTTGCTTTTAGATTCCACTTTACTTTTAGAGGAGATAGAGTCGAGTAAGCTATCAACCTGAACAGTCAACGAGCTGTAAAGGGATTCCGCGGACTTGTGTGAGTCCTTATATCCCCCTATCTCATCTTTCAGGTCATTGATCTGTTTAGCGGCATCTTTCTTTACTTTTGTTAAGTATTGTTGCTGAATTTCAATTTTCTCTTGTATAAGATCGATGGAGTAATTGGCGTCAGATAAACCACGCTTATTATCAGATACCCTATCGCGAAGCAAGGTGTTCATTGTAGAGAATATCTGTATGTCAAGTAAATCCTCAATGACTTCCCTTCGGTCGCGTGTCGATAACTGCATGAATGGTGTGAACGAAGCATTACCAAGTATAACAATTTGCGTGAAAGACTTATAGTTCAACTTGAGTATTTGATTTTCAAGTTGTAACTGGTACTCACGAACAGATCCTGGTTGGTCGTACATCTTCCCATTTTTATATATCTCAAAGTAATATGGCTTCATTCCCCTTCTGATAAGGTACTCAGTTTTGCCAATAGAAAACTCAATCTCAACCTCAAGGTCTTTATCGTTGATACTATTCATCAACTGAGGCTTATTGATTTTCCGGAATGGTTTGCCAAAAAGCCCAAACGTCAATGCATCAAGTATAGTGGACTTACCAGCACCATTCTCCCCAGTAATAACAGTACTGGGAGATCGGTCTAGATAGATAACAGTTGGAACATTTCCTGTACTTAGGAAATTCTTCCAAGATAGTTTTTTGAATTTAACGATAGTGCGAAATCCTTATTCTATAGTCAATGCTTCATTATATAATGAACGCACCAATTTGTCAAGCTTCTTCTTTGGTGTGTTGTCGGATAGTGTATCAATGTACTTGGAAAGTATAGTGATCGTATCTTCCGCTTCATTGACGATATCCTCATCATCCTCTAAGTCGAGGTTCATATGGTCGTCTACAATTTGAATATGAATCGGATTTGACTGGTACAGCTTGTCAATGAATAGATCGAACCAATAAGGATTATCACAGTTTTGCTTAATTACTTTGACATATGAATTTTCATAACCAGAGAAGTCTGTGTCAAGCAGATCTTCCATAGTCTTATCAACTTCATTGTAAAACACTTTATTGAACATAGAGTAAGGATTACGAATAAACTCTAAACTTCGCATATCAGTGTCATAGATATGGTATCCTTTTTGGTCACCATAATCTGCCCAAGTCAGTTCATAAGGGCATCCCAGATACTCGATATTTTTAGTTGAAGATTTATGATGGAAGTGCCCAGAGCAAACTAAATCAAACTTAGAGAAGTCAGCTATTTGCATTCCGTGCTCATTCATATTCCCGCGATCCATCAGGCACCCAGCAACCTCTAAGTGACCAAACAGAACCTGAGCTGGACTACTTGCCATAGCAGCTATTGTGGAAGAGTAATTGTCATTATTAATCCAAGGCACAATAAGAATGTCATGCCCGTCCATCTTAATATCTGTAGCTTCAGAATAATATTTCACATCACCCTTGTCAAACAGCTCTCGCATAGAATTGACATCATTAGTGTTCTTGTACGGAACATCATGATTGCCAACTATCACGTGAAGATCTATACCTTCGGAGGTGCACTTGTCGATGAACATTTCTTTCATGCGACGAAGCGTGACGTAATTAATATATTTGCGGCGATCTACAATATCACCAAGATGTATGATCGTGGTAATCCCGCGCCTTTTAAGTTCAGGGAAGAACTGTTTGGTGTAGAATCTATCAAAGTAGTCTAAGAAATTAGCGTTATCGTTTCTAACGCCAAAATGCGTATCCGTGATAAGGGCAATCTTCATCGGCAAACTATCCGTTGTTTTACTGGTATGTTTAATTATACCTTAAAGTGGATTAGAAGTAAAGTTATATTTTACTTTGGATGCGACGTCTTAGATCACTAGAACTAAACCTATGGTCGCGCTTATTAAAGTGCAGATCAATTCCTCTTCTGCGGCATATATCCTTTCCGGTGAACTCTTTATCTCTATATTCGTCCCCCAGAATTCTGACATCAATACCGTACATATTGAGTATATCCTCAAGGTCTTCTTCTGTACCATACGGGATTATCTCGTCAACATAACCAACCGCTTTGAGTTGTGTGTACCTCTCAACGATTGTTTGTACGGGTGCGTTCTTCTCTGGTCTTGAAGTGGCAGGGTCAATTTGCAAAGCGCATATTAGGTAATCGCATTGCTCCTTAGCTTCACGCAGCATCTGGACATGACCCGCATGAAGCAAGTCGAAGGTAGAAGCCGTGAATCCTACTTTCATTTTCCTTCCTCAATAGTTCGCTTCTTCTTAATCTTCCTGCGCTTAGTCTCCTCAAAGTCACGAACAAACCCTTTCATATATTCTTCAGTCCACTCACTGTACTTGACATTGTCATTGAAGTTGGTAGTCTTATCGTGACCTTGCGTATCAGCAGTATCGCCAAGAATATTAGTATGCTCAGAGTATTTCATCTTGACATATAAATGCTTCTTTTCTTTCTGAATTCTTCGCAGGAACGCATAGTAAATAATTTGTGTAAAATACGCAAATGGGTTTTTAGACTTTTCAGGATTGAAGTTGTCAATATACTGCAAACTGTTCTCAATACCATCACTGATCATATCGTCTCGGAAAGTGTAGTTTATGAAGTTTGGCTTGTATGAAAGGTGCGTAGCAATCTTCATAATACACTCGGCAACATAGTGCGGAACTTGAGGTCGTGTGTCACCTTCCAGCAACGCGGCATTTACCGAACTCTTAAACTCACACATAGCGCCAAAGAACTTCTTGTTGTCGACGTAATATGGTCTTTTCTTAGCTTCCTTTGACATAACATTTCCTCAGTGTATTGCAGTATTTGCCGCGAACCCGCGAACAGCATGGATATGATCTAGAGCAGATTCCATTTCTTCTGGTGTCAGCTCATCATCATCAATACGGTCGAACAAGAACGAATTATCTTCTGTAGTCGATTCACGAATAGTTTCCATACACCTATTATAGTATATTTTCATGTCATTGTCAACCTTTGACTCTAAAATAATATGAGCCTGCCTGACATGGAATAAATTAACCGTTTTTGTTAGGGGCATCCATATGGTAGAAATTAAAACTGGTGTACCGTTCCTTAAATGTACATTGACTTCAATAGGGTCTATAATGCTCATGTGTTCTTTATCTTCATGAGTCACCTCAGCAAGCAGGGTCTCTCCGTTGACTAACTTTATAATGCTAATTTCCATTCTCAATTCCTATGTTGTATAATTTATAATCAAATGACTCTTCATTGTACATCTTAATCCTGACAGCAAAGTGCTTCAGAGTGTGGTTATTATACGACTTGTATGAGAGGTCGTCAGATATATCATACAAGGTTGCTATCTCTTTATTATCACCCTTTCTCAGCCCCCTTCCTATCGACTGAAGATTGCGAACCCTTGACTTACTAGGACTGGCAAAAATGATATTATGGAGGTTCCTAATGTTAATACCAGTGGAGAAAGTTCCATAAGACGCGACGATAATCGCATCATTTTCCCTTTCGGTGATTGCCCTGACTTCTTCTCTTGTTTCAGCATCTACGCCTCCAAATACAAAAAATACTTTACGACCTTCAGCAGCTTCTGCCGAGATCTGCTCATACAACGGTTTGCCATGCTTCTCAACATATTGGAATAGTAATAATGTATTACCTTTTCGTGTCAATGTCAAGTTCTTTATGAAACTGTTTCGCTTTTCGTGCCGTGTAAGGAAATCCATTTCTTGTGGGTATGTTGATCTGGCTGTACCCTTCCTCGTCAACTCGGAATACTTGAGTACGAGGCATTTTATACGGAACTCAGCAAGGGTCTTATTCTCTATCAACTCTTTAGTGGTTATGACACGCATAACTGGACCGAATAATCCCTCTAAAACTAATTTGTTGGTTACAGTTCCATCCAGAGTACCTGTAAACCCAAACCGATACTTACAATCAGTCATCTTTTCCATTATCTTGGTCAGTGATGTCGCTTTGAACAAGTGGGCTTCGTCACCAATGATGATATCAAACGCATCAAAGTAAGACTTCGGTTGTTTATAGATACTTTGCCAAGTACTTATAATTATTTTCGCATTATCGTTATTCTTTTCTTTACCTGCAGTCACAAGTAAGGTATAATAGAACTGTAGTTCTTCTGAATAGTCTATGAAGTCGCTATTAAGTTGTGACACCAATGATGTGGTTGGTACGATTATGAGTGCTTTCTGACAGTCTTTCCTCAAGTAGTACTTTAACAAGCAGTAAATTATGAACGACTTACCTGAAGCAGTGGGCGAAAGAATCAAAGCTCTATGATTGCGAACAGCGTGAGCAACTGCCCTCAACTGATAATCCCTTGGCTTGAATTTCCCACCGCTTAGAAACTTATTTAGTCCATTCAGCGGAATGTCTATTGTATCTTCAAGCCCGTCATGTACTACAACATTGTAACTTCTCTCTTCAGCAAACTTCTTAATCTTTTGAATCAAACCAACATATATCTGCATTGTGTTCACATTGAACAACCGAATCTTCCCGTCCCACATTTTATTCCGTACTGATGGGATGAAGGAAGCTCCAGGAACTTCAAATTCAAAGTAGCCAGATAATTCCATGGCTATTCCGCGATCACACTCAACCTTGAGATAGACCTCGTTCTTCTTATATATGTCAATTTGTTCCATAATTATCCAGTTGTAAATCGCGCCCAGTCAACAGCAGTCTTTAGCTGAAACCCGCGATTATTGATATTTTTGATTATGGAGTCAAGGTATGCTACCTTTTCGTCTTGCATACCCAGACGCAGGTTGGCTTCGATCATCATATTATCTGATTCGATATAGACGTCGACTTCATTTTTGAGCAATTTCTTATAGAATTGTTGGCGACCCAACTGATCGAGTTCATCCTGATCAAGTTCGCCGAGATAGTATTCGAGGAGGTTTCTTTTTATTTTCTTGTTTTCGCCTTTGTACTTATACAAGGCAATGCGTTCGCCCATATATATCTTAAGATACTTGTTATGGACTTGCGGGATTTTGGCACTCTCTGTACCAAGTTCGGTGATATCAATTTTACAATCTTTATCCCATTCTTTCACAATCTGTTCAATATTCACAATTCACTCCATTCATAATATATTATCATTAACGCATATATTTAGGTCTACGAAAGACTAGACAATTCATACTTCCTATATGCAAAAGATACTGTTGCTTTTAGATATTCAATATCAGAATTCTCTACATCAAATTCCAATGAGGTTAAACTTGATGGGTACATATCCGAAAACCTGATTTCGATATTAGGCTTCATGTTTGATGAGGTTATTATCAACGAACCGTCAGAGTACACTTGGCCGACCGAAGCTGTAGTTCTTCCAATACCGCCTCTTTGTGCGAAGTTATCAGGATAACCAAGGGCAATTAGCCAGTCATAGATTTCTCTAAAATTCTTCATATCCTCATCAACGCGAAAGGTCAGATCTAATCGCCCAAACGTCAATTTATCTCCAGGAACAGGAAGCTTGATAAATGGGTTCTCTATGTTAGATGTGTCGCCCAGCGAGATGTCAGGTATTGTGGCAGCGGTGCAAAAGTAATTTACATGCGGTAAACGGTTGCATGCGAACTTAAATCCTATGGGGGATAGGAAACTTTTATTATCTGGTTGCGTGCCTTGTAACGCCATCACATTTATCCTTACTGGTTAATTCTTACACCTCTATTTATAATGCTTGTAGAAGCTGTTTTTAAGGCAAAAAAAAGAGGCTCCGAAGAGCCTCTTAAAACGTCTACTTAAAGTAGATCTATTTTTTTATTTACATCAAGTTTGCAACCTTAACTAAACGGTAGTACTTGTTGCCGTCTCCAGTACCAAGACGGGCAGCAATTCCGTTGCCGTCATTAGTAGCGAAAGGATTAGAGACCATGCCGTAGCGAGTCTTGAATCCAATCTTAGGCTGGAAAGTCTGCTCGCCAACCGCACGAACCATTTGTAATGGAACATATGGGCAGTAGAAAAGACCAGCATCAAAAGAGCTAGTGCCCTTATAACCGATAGTGTAGTAGTTGTTAGCAGCGTCAGAGAAGTACGGATCAATATAAACTTTGATACGACCATTGAGAACACCAGCAAAAGTATTACCAGTATCATCTACCTGAAGGTTGTTGCTAAGAGCAGGAGCATAGTCAAGAACACCAGCCATCTGAAGTGCAGAAGCAACATCAGAAGAAGTGATCATTACATTACCCTTACCACGACGAGTTGCTTTACCAATTTCGTTGGCATCACGCTCGATTTGGAACATAAGACCTTTGAACTTCTCAACAGACCAGCGACCGTTAGAGTCAGTGTCCAGATCGAAAGTACCAGAGGTTGTTACATTAGTAGTTGCACCAGCTACAGCACTGTAGTTGATAGTACGAACGACTTCGCGGTTGATTTCAGAAAGGATTTCTGAAGACAGGATATTGCTTAACTCAGTTTCAGCGTCTAGACCGTGGATTGCTTTAAGGTCTTGAGCCAATTCCATAGTGTACTCAGCTTTCAGAGCACGACTAACAGCAGTTACAGCAACTTTCTCAATTGAGAATGCCATTTCGTTGAAGTGGTCGCCAGCAGCTCCACCCAGTGTTTGAGCTTCAGCAGCTGTCATACCAGTGTGAACATTATATCCACCACCAGTTGAGCTAGCTGAACGATCACTAGGATCAGTACCAGTCATAGCTAAACCAGCTGTAGCGTTAGCAGCAACTAGAGAAGCAGTATTACCAGCAGGACGGCTTCTAGAGAATGAAGCGTCAGCTTCGCCGAACATAGCTTCAGTACCAGCTTGGCCAGTGTAACGTGAACGCATAGCAAAGATCAGTCCAGTAGGACCAGTCATAGGCTGTACACCACAGATATCATAGGCGATTAGGTTAGGCATAGAGCGTCGAACAAGGCTGATCAATACAGGATCAAAATTGGCAACGGCTGCGCCAGTAGCGTTAGTAGGGGCAGCTTCGCCAAGCAGAGTTGGAGCAAAAGCACCACCGCTTTGAGCACCTTGCTCACGAGCTGATTTTTCTTGGTTTTCTAATAGTGTAGCGACAGTAGAACGCTTGTGAGCATCTGCGATCGGTGCTAGATCGGCATGCTCTAAAACGGGTTGCCACTTCTTTTGTAGTTCGTCAGTTTGAAACATTTAGGTTCTCCTTCTTAAAGACCTTTTTACTTACAGTTTATTTATAAAATGTTACTTTTTAATGCTTTTTGAAATGGCATTCAAGTATGCCGCCATACCAGGATCAGTTGGCGTCGCCTCTTCAATTAACTCAAGAGGTTCGTCATCGATAATTGCTTCTTCAGAAATAGTTTCTTCCTTCGGAAAGTAATTCTCTTTGAGCGTATCTAGCTTAGAAGTAAAAGCAGCTTCATCTTCGAACTCAACGCCCTCAGATAAAGAACTCAACTTAACAGCTTGAGACTCAGTGATGTCTCCACAAGCAGCAGACAGAATCGATTCACGCTTTGATTCCACTATTTCCTTACGAAGTTCGATGTTTCTTTCCATCTCTTCATTTATTGAAGATTCGAGTTCTTCAACCTTAGACGCTAATTCGTCTACAAGGTCGACTTTCTCTTCTGGAATGTCGATATAGTTTTCAGTGAATAGACTACGCAAGCCGGACATAAAGTTCTCAACAATCTCAGAACGGATACCCTGCTCAACTGCTAGTTCATTCTCCTTCATCCACTCCTCAGCAACGTACTCTAAGTAAGAATCTACTTGCGTGGATAACTCTTCAACAATTTGTACTTTCTCAGCTTCTAGTTCGGCTTCAAAGTCAACAGTAACAGATTCTAAAATCTGATTGACTTTTGAGACTACAGCAGCTTCAAAAATGGTTGTGGCTTTAACGACAAAATCTTCAGAAAGCTCTTCACTACCAAACATTGCTTCTACATCTTCAGCGATTGAAATATCTTCAGAACTGATTTGACGGATTTCTTTGATTGATTGTGTTGTAGCTTCTTCTGAAACTTCTTCAGCTTCAAACCCTTCAACTTTCAGACCAGCCATCACAGCACTATACGATGCGGTGAGGTCATCTTTCTTCTTATCTTTCATAGCGTCAAGCATAGCACTAATCATACCAGCTTTAGTCTTAGGTGGCGCAGATTCCTTAACTGTAGATTCGACAACAGCTTCGGCAGGATCACCGACAACTTCTGCCTCTACCTTACCCTCTTCGAGAGGTGCGTCATCTACTAGTACTTCTTCGACGCTGTCCTCTATTTTCTTATCAGACATGAATTTCTCCTTATATTTGGTGTTATACAGTCTATTTATAAAATTTACAACTTAGAGATAAAATCTTCAAAAACCTTCAGTTTGGATTCTTCTAGATCCTTAGCTGGAGTCTTTTTAATTATATTCTCATAATCAGCAATGTGGTGTTCACGGATGATACCGTTTTCCCAAACCCATTCCTTACCTTCCATGATACCTTGAACAAATGCGTCTGGTGCAGAAGGATCCGCAACAATGTCAGCAGC